CAGCATATTGAGTAGTAGGTGCTGATGTTCCAGAGTTATTTGTTGAGATCGCTGATAATACTGAGTTTATATCTGCTCTCGTATTTGGGAATGTTTGGTTTGAAATTATATAATCGTGCTGTGCCATAAAATTAATCTTATATCATTATTATTGTTTTTGTCCAATTCCGATTGCTTGATAATCGAAAGTTCTATCAACAGTACTACCAGAACTGTTAAAAAATTCAACCACGAAAGATGCAGTTCCTTTAGATGTAATTGTAAAGAAATCTCCTGTTGCCATGTTTTGACCTATGACAGTTAATGATGGTGTTTGATAATACTCTGAACCAAAAGTAATAGTTTTTCCTGATGTGCTTGTTGTACTAGAAATATTACTACCTTTTTCAGTTCTGATAGGTAATGATAATTTAAGTGCTAATGCTGAAACTTGTGGGCTTTCTTGTGTATTGCTAGATGTCAATTTTAATCTAAACTTAACTGCTCTAGCAACAAAATCTCCAGCTTTAAAATCTTGAAATGAAGTATAGGTTGAGGCATCTTGAGAAGTAGATATTTGTAATATTGCATTTGTATCTACTGAAGCATTTTCTCCACCATCAAACAATCCTTGCCTTGCATCAAAGTTTCCTGACGCAGAATCAAAGTTATTTACAAAGTTAATATTATTAACAATAAATGAACTTAAAAGAACATTAAATTTTAAAACAGAATTAAAATCAAAAGCATTTGCAAAATCATAAGTACCAGATGAAACTATTGCACCTGAACCACCATCAAAGAAACCTAAACCATCATCAAAGTTACCTGTGTGGCTGTCAAAGTTGATAGAAGTATCTAATTGTAAATTATTTGATACAGCTACTACATTAGATTTAGTTCCTGTAAATGCAGAATGTTCTGTTAATGTTTGTACTGATTCAATTTTATCTCCAACAACTTGTGCTGATATAACTTGACTTGCAAAGTTTGTTGATCTTATTCCAAATTTATCTACTGCTTTTATAAAGTATTTTCCTGTTCCTACAAAAGGTGTTGTAACACTTGTTGCTGGTCTTCCTATTCTTGGAACTAATACAGTTGTGTTTGCATAAGCTGTTTCACTTGTATTTGAAGTAAATCTAATTTCATAAAAATCAAGATCAAGGTTAGTTACAGCATCAAATGAATGGTAAAGTTTATCTCCAACTACATCTATAGAATAGTTTTGAACATCATCTGGTGGAGTAAATGCACTATTAACTTCATGTTGTGATGTTGTGTAAGTAGATTTAATTCCTATAGAGTTAATTGCTCTAACTCTTACATCATAGATAGTTCCCTCTTTAACAGGATATTTTTCTACAATAGTATTAGTACCTCTACGCATTAATCTGTAATTAGATGAAGTTGATTCTTTATATTCTACTTCAAACTGATCTACGAAAGCATCTGTGCTTGTAATATTTACAATTAATTTAGAAACAACTGAACCATCAAATAATTCAAATAGTTCGTCTGAAATTGATATAGCTGGTGCTTGAACAGAATTAATATTAGGTAAGATTGTATCTGCAATAGTTGGTATAGGATTTTTTTCATTAAAATCATAAAAATTATCTTGGTGTTCAAATAGCTGAACATTTACTGTTAAATCTTCATTAATCTCAATACCTAACACTCTAAAAGGTTTAGCATCAAAACCACCACTAGCATAAGTAATTGCAACTATATCGCCTATTTCTAATTCTAAAAATTCTGATGTTAAAGTTAATTGTATTTGTAATTGATTTCTTGATCTTCTTAGAATTACTTCACAAAGTGCTTCTGCATTATAAGTATTTGTTACATTAGGAAATTCAAAATTACCCTCTAGCAAAGTATCATTATCATCTGCTAACATTGTTGCGTGTTTAAATTCAGTTACAACATTAGTATCGTCTGCTGGTGGAAAAGAAACTGTGTCGTTCTGCCAATTCTTAAATGGATTGACATAAGTTCCAATAACACGATTGTATTTATTATTTTTTCTTTCTCCTAAAACTTTTGCACCACCTACTACATGATCTGAGGTTATTGTTTTAATTGCTGAGCCTGTACCCTCAATTTTAAGTTTATAAACACCATTATTATAAGTAAATAATGATCTCATAGGATTTAAAAGTTTTTTTACATTATCAATTACTTTTTGATTAGTATCTACAACTGCATTAGATTCAAATTTAATAATAGCTGGAACTACATCTGTTACATGACTTCCACTTGAAAAATTAGAAGATAATGCTGTACTATATGACCCACTACTAACTCTCCAATCAAAAGTTAAAACACCACCAGCTGGTGCATTACCATAATAAATAATAATAGGGTGGACAGCACCATTTGAAAATGCTTTCGTTCCCTCTTGTGATTGTGTTCCATGCCAACCTCTATTATTTACAACTAGCTTACTATTTCTATTGCCCTCAACTTCTTTTGCTAAATTATCTACAGTTTGATTAGCATCTCCAATATAAACTACAGATGAATCGTCTGATGTTGTTCTAAAATAAAATGTTGCTGAACTTGGTGCTGTAAAATATCCATAATATTTTCTTGAGTTGTAAGAACTTGTACTTACTCCACTAATAGATGTAACTTGAGTTGATGATGTTGGAGATTTATTTACAAAAAAATTAGGATTATCATTATAATATCCATTAAATAATTGTTGTTTAAAACCAGCTGTTGAAGAAAATACTTCTGTTCTTGGTTGGATTAAAATATCTGATTCAGTTGCAGAAGTTTTAAAAGATGCAAAGTCAGATTCAAATGCACTATCTGGTAATCCTTTACCATATCTACTATTTCTTAAATAGTCTAATAATACTAATGCTGAGTTTGGTGTCCATTTAGTAGTTGTGTCTCTAGGGTCATAAACTTTTTTACCTTTTAATGTTACTTTAACTTGTGGAATAGAACTAAATAAATCTTGATTCCATTTGAACCTAAAAGCTACATAGCAGACACCTCTTAATCTATGGTTAGATGTCCAATTAGTAGAATTAGTTAATATTGATGAAGCAACTTGATCGTCAGTTCCATTAAATGCTTGAATCTGAATATATGATTCACTATCTTTATAAAAATTAGCATCTCCACCTGAAACTTCTCTTACTACTCCATGATCTAAGTCGCCATCAAAAATAACTCTTTTATCATCTATAAATATTTGTTCTATTTCTTCTATTTCTCCCTCACAAACTACACCAGCCATGTATAAGTATTCATTATCTGTTCCTGATGATTCTACAAATACTCTAGTAATTCCTACTTGTCGTCTTCCATAAACAATAGGGATTTGTGCATTGTTAGATTGTTTGTTAATTAATACACCTCGTTCTTCTTCTGGTGTATCAAACTCAGGAATATCAGGAATAGGAATAAGCCACCCAATAAAACTTGTTACAACATTAACAATTGCTTCAACTATACCACCCATTAGTGATAACTCCTTTTAAACTTTTGACCTACTCTATAAATATCACTATCAACCCTTAACCAATTTATAGAATGATCTACTTTTAATTGTTTTCTAAAATAATTATAAACCCAACGCATCATTTTAAATGTATTTTTTACAGATACAATTTCTATTAACCATAAATTACTACCTGAGTTCCATTCGTTAGATTTGATCTTACCTGTTTGTTTAAATCTTTTTTCTACTAGATCATGGATATAAGCCCAATTAACAAAACCAACTAATTCATTATTGTCATAAAACTTTTTATATTGATTAAGTTTAATTGATGGTTCTAAATAATTTGTTAATTCTTTACCTTTGTAACGATCAAACTTGTTAAATAGATTAATAACATCTTGCATTATGATCTACCCCATTTAATATCTTGAACTGTTTGTGATGCAAATTCAAAACCTTTATCTCCTGAAAAATGTAATTCTTGTGATCCTGTATTTGTTTTTCTACCCTCTATTTTACTAAAGTCTGACCAATGAGATGCAACTACAATATTAGCATTAGAATTATTAATAGTTTCATCAATACTAAAAGATTCAATTCTACCTTTAAATAAAAGAAATGGGTCTGCAATTACTCCCTCACTACTATTTAAAAAGCCTTTATAAACTTCTGCTTCTTTCTCCATATAATTATTGCTTAAAAATAAAGATATGATTGTTTGATCTGCACCAGAAAAAGATAATGTTATATTACTAACTTCTATTTCTGATGATTCTGTAACACTAGATAATCTTGTAAATAATGATGATGCTGAATAAGTATTTGAATCGTAAGTAATATCTTTGTAATGGTCTGTAAATCTAAAACCTGAGCCTACATTAATATAAACAAGGGTAACAGGCTGTAGGCTATCTGTTGCAAGTTCATTCTTTACTGCTGTTGTTAATGTTCTGGTCATGTTCTTCGTAAGTTGTTTGGGTTACACTTTCTGTACCTTTTAACATAGTAAAATCGAATTTGCTATTAGGTTTCTTATATTCTTTGAGATCGTTAATACTAGCATCTATTTGATCTTCATTTACGATAATTTCAGCAATAAAATCGGCAGTTACCCTATGGGTAATTTTATATTTTTTCATTATAAATTTTCTATTAAGTCTATCTGATACTTGTAAAGATCGTTAGTTACAATAGAATATTCTTG